AATGCCAAACATGGTATCCTTCTGTAGGTAAAGTTTTTTGTATTTTTAAAGAAGTGTATTTAAAATCAGATATCCCGTAAGAGTCTGCAGCTCCAACATTTTTTTCATAATGTTTCCAAGCCAAATCAAAATTTACCATAAGAGGTTTTAACTCTTCCCACCATATATCTATATTGTCTGGTGCTGCAAAGTATTGTTGATCTTGTTTTTGTAGTATAGGTGCTTGTTCAAAATCAAGTCTATTTACTGTCTTATTAAATTTGTTTTGATCTTCATATAATTTTATAGCTCTATTACATTCTTCTTTAGTAATGTAATTATCATATATTCCAATAAAATTAGTTATGTTAACTGTTTTGTCTATCATAAGCATATTTTTTGTTAGGTCCTGTTTGATTTACATAATGAAAAAATACTTGAGCCATTCCTTCTCCTTTGTAAATACCTGGTCTCCAATGTTTTTGATCACAACCTGCATATAAAACTGCATCACCTTCTTTTAACTCAAATGATGTTCCTTCAATTACGATAGGCCAGTTATCATATTTTTTTACACAGGCTGTAACAGATATTTCACATGATGGCCTGTCGGTATGTTTTTTTAAAGTTGCACCAAACACATAATATCTCCAATAAGCATAAGTTGGAAATAGTTTTAAATTAGATTCTAGTTCAACTTTTGATAGTTTTACATTTAATAAAGAATTCATCAATGGATCATTATACCAGGCTGGTGAAAATGATTGTCCATCTAATGTAAAATCTTTATTTTGATCCACTTTATTATAACAGTATTTTTGATAAACGTTTAGTTCATCTTTATTAAAAAAATTTTTTATTATTTTATATTTCATCTTTATTAAATATCCAAGTTTGTATACTTAAACGTGGATGTGTTTTTTTTAAAGTAGAATTTACTTTATGTTTTAATCCACATTTTGCAATAATTATTGAATTACCTACAATAGGTAAAAAGCCATTAACTGTATCTGTTGTAAACATAAATTCACCACCCCAATTTTTATTCCAAGTTTTATTTAAATATAACGTGGCTGCATAAACTTTATTTTTACCACCGTCTTTGTGCCATGTTAAATGTTGACCGTAAGTGTATTTACGCCAGTGACTATTAAATTGTTTATTTATTAAATTTACAAATCTTTGATGTTTTAACAATGTATGATATTTAGAAAAAAATTTATTATTTATTTCTGGGTCATGTTGGTTATAACTGTATGACATGTCATCAATTTCTTCTTTGTAGGTAGGCCAGTTTACATCTGTAGGTTTAAAGTTAGGGTGGTTTCTTTCTTTTATAGTAGTAACATACATGTCTTTGTAAAGTTGTGGTGGTAGAAAGTTTTGTATCCAAAACAAATCGTCTTTTAATTGATAAGCTAAATTCATTATTGTAGCCATGCAACTATACTATATCTTGTTCCTTTCGTAATAGATTCAATACCATGTGGGTACATAAAATTACTTGGGAAAAAAACAATAGATCCTTTACTAAGTTTTAATCTTTTAATTTCTTTTTCTTTTTGATCTGTAAAAACTAAATCTCCACCTTTATAATTATCATTTAAATTCATTATAATACTTAAATGTCTAGGCGAGTTAGTGAAATGATCTGTATGGAAATTATATTTGTTTCCAGGTGTATATTTAAGTAAATCAATTTGATTTATTTTTCCACTAGACATTTTAGGAAATTTAATTTTGTAATGTATGTAAATTCTTTCTATTTCTTTTTTTATGAAATTCCAATAAAACAAATTTGTAGGTGTATCAAAATTCAAATGATACCCTTTTACATTTCTTATTTCTGTATCTACAGCCCCTCCACCTACAGCTAATTTTTCATTAGCTTTTTTGTCTGTTAAAGGTATAATTTTTTGTATAAAATTATTATTTATAATACCTTTTAACTCAACTATTGCTTCTAAATGATCCATTATATTGATACTTTCAATCTTTAAAAAACTAATATATAAAACACTATATGCTACAAAAATTAAATTTCAAGCCAGGCTTTAACAAAATGATTACCGAATCTGGGGCTGAAAGTCAATGGGTCGATGGTGATTTTGTTAGGTTTCGATATGGACTACCTGAAAAAATAGGTGGTTGGAATCAATTAACTACAAGTAGTTTAACTTTACCTGGAGCAGCACGTGCACAGCATACCTGGACAAGTATTGCAGGTGAAAAATACGCAGCCATAGGAACATCACAAGGTTTATTTTTATATTATGGAAATGACTTTTATGATATTTCTCCCTTAGATACGGCTATTACCGGATTTACATTTACAACTACAAATAATTCAGCAACTGTAACTGTTAACAAAACTTCACATAATTTAGATGTTGGAAGATATATTACATTTACTTCTGTGACTTTACCTGGATCAGGAACAGGATACACAGCATCAGATTTTACTGATAAACCTTTTGAAATTGTAACGTCTAGTACAAACAGTTTTACAATTACAATGGCGTCAGTAGAATCCGGAGCAGGAATAACTGCAGGAGGATCAGCAACAGTTAATCCATACGTTGAAGTTGGTCCAACATTTCAAACAGCAGGTTATGGTTGGGGTACATATCTTTGGGGTGATAGTACTTGGGGAACAGAAAGAACAGTTAGTGACGTGATTCTGGAACCAGGCCTCTGGAGTCTTGATAACTTTGGAGAGGTATTAGTTGCAACTATTGCAGGTGGTAAAACATTTACATGGAACGCAGGAGCATCAAATGCACGAACAATCAGGGCATCCACAACAAC